GTTGACAGAACAAGTGCAAGTCTGGGGCGAAAAGGCGATGCAGCAAAAAAGGCTTCAGAAAACACTATAAACGCTACGGGCGCCGTTGTATCTTTTGGCAGGATTATTCAGGACGCGCCGTTTGGCATTATCGGCGTGGGGAATAACATCACAATGCTTGCCGAACAGTTCGTGGCGTTGCGCCTTCAAGCCGGTTCAACCGCCGGGGCACTTACCGCAATGAAAGCCGCCCTTTTTGGACCAATGGGTTTGACGATTGCAATATCCGTGGCAACAAGCGCTTTAACGTTATTCTCTCTTGCCTCACGGGGCGCAAAAAAAGCAGTAAACGAAGTCGAAGGGGCATTAAAAAAAGTGCTCCAGCTTAAAAATCCTCTTGAAGGCTACAAGACAGATTTGAGCGTCGGGCAACTCCGAAACATGATGAATCAAGAAAAAGCGATTCTAAAGGAAAATGAATCGGAACTCGCCAAACTTAAACGGGCTGGGTATGGCTTTTCCGCAGTAGATTTTTACGCTTCGCAGTCGGGCGCAAAAACTCAAACGGGCGACGAACAAAGGGCGATTGCAGAAAGGATCAAAAAACTTGAAACGGAAACCGAAGCAAGTAAAATATTTATTCAAACGATCGAAGGGCAGGTTAGGGCTTATGAAAAATTAGACGCCGCTTCAAGAGTCCTCGACCGGTATTTCAAAAGAGACAACGGCAGCGAAACACCAGAAGAGACAAAATTGCCGGAATTAAAACTTGATAAGACGAAAATCGAAGAGACTAAAACTTTCCTTGAAACATTCAAGGAATCGGTTCTAACTGAAATTGAAATTGATAATCTTCTTGAAAAGAAAACAAATCGTTCGGCTTACAGCAATTTCTTGAAAACCATAAACGAGCAGATAACCAACGGCAATTTAGGGCAAAAAGAACTTTTGGAATGGCTGAAACTGCGAAAACAAATCATGAAAGAAATGGAGGAAGACTTTACCTATTCTCGCACCGAAGGTGGGTTTGACAGATTTTTTGGCTTGGACTCAAAGACTATGAAAGGGGTGAAGAAACTCTCAGCCGCTTCTGAACGTGAAACTGAACAAAATAAGCTAAAGGAAGCTAAAGAAAAACTCGCGGAGGAAAAGAAACAGGCAAAAGAACAATACAAGATTTACAAGGAATTTTTTATCGACCCGTTTACCGAAACTTTCAGGGGTGAGTTCTCGAAAGCATGGAACTCGATATTTGGGGAGGCAAACTCATTACTTGAAAAGTTCATCCAGAGAGTCGGCGAGGCGCTTTTCAATAAGGCAGTGGGTTCAGCTGCCACAGGTCTTTTAGACCTGGTTATCCCCGGCGCCGGTACTATAATCGGAACTGCAACCGGAGGCGGGAATAAAGTTGTTGTGAACACTTTCATTGACGGTGAAATGATAGCAACCTCTGAAAACCTTGTAAGGGGTATTACCGCGAACCAGAACAGAATGCAGAGTTTAGGCTTGCTATGATCACGCTCAACCAAACCGCCGGCAATGATAATGCCCTTATCTGGATTATTGAGATTTACCTCGGTGGGACTTATTACAGATACGCAGTGAAGACGGGCGTCGATTTTGTGGCTCTTAGCAACGGGAGCGAGGGTGTTCCTTTCGACGGATTACAGTTGCTGAAAAACAGCCTTACCATCGTTGGAAATAATGCGCCGGCGGATTCAGGTGGTGGAGTGGGGAGCCTCGGAGGATTCAGTTTTGCGGTTGCTTCGTATGGGACATTAGGAATGCAAGACTTTTACCCCGCCAACACGACACACACAACACAAATGATCGGGCGTCTTGGATTCATTTGGGAGGGTGCGACGCTTACAAGCGAGATCACTTGGATTGTAGATAATTGCGCTTGCGAAAACTTTTCAGCGTCGGCGGAGGGGATATACTTAGAGTTCCTACAGAGCAATGAACTTGAATATACTGAACTACCGCCCTACAAAGTTCAAAAGTCAAGCGACGATAAAATTTCTTATTTCCCTTATGCCCCGGACGATGTTATTGGCGCGCCGATCCCGATTGTTTACGGAGAGTTCAACCGTTACACCCCTGAATATGGTCTGACGCTTCTGGCTCCTGCACTTTTGGTGAACAAACAGAGTTTCACCGCCCTCGCGGCGAGCCATAAAGTTGATACGACTTATTACGACATCGAAACCGTGGACGCAATGTTCCAATGGGTGAACAACGCCGAAACATATATGGAGATAACCGGGGAAAGCACAGCGACCGTCAATTCTTTTGCCGGGCATACCGTCATGATCCTCGGACTCACCAGATCAATAGGGGATTACATCAAGGGAAATTTGTTCATCACCCGGAAACTCCCCGGAATGAAGACCGACATAAACGACCTCGATTATTTGACAGACGACCTTTCGAGCACTTACCTTGCAGTGAACGCCGGGAATCAAGCAGCGGTCAGGTTCGACAATACGGTCAATGATTCGGAGGTTGGAATCCTGGGTATCGCCTCGACAGATGTTTCCTTGCGGGTGGAATGGACAACGAACGCCAGCGGAGAAACCCGGGCAATAGAACTTGGATTTTGGAACGAGGTCAAACCCGGCGGCGCAGGATATTCCACTTCGGTTGCGAAAGACACACACAACGACATTGGTTCGTGGAAGATAACAAACCTGAATATCGGGGACATAAGCGCGGATCAGTCAGACGAGGCACTTCCGTGGGCACTCCGTGAGGTTCTCGGTCTTGACTTCTATATGAAGAATATTTCAGGCAGTTACGGTGGGTCTACCTCGGGCGGGATTCGCATAAGAACCGCTTATCTCGAATTTGACAATATTATCGTAAACAATACCCTTCGGCGCAAAATACGAATTAAGGGGCTGGTGAAGCCATCGATCACAGGCGTTGGCGTAAAGTTCAACTTCAAACTTGCGAGGCGGTAAGTGGGTGTATTAAGACCGTGGACAATCGTAAACAAGTCAGGTTTTGTGGACAACCGGGTCGAATATACCGACACGAACGGACTTGCAATGTTCCTTGTTGGGCGGGAGTTTGAGCGCTGGGTCGATACCGACGGTGGAAGTTCCAGATCGAACGGGTTCAATGAAGGTGATGCGATTAAGAACCCGGCTTATGTGATTGAAAGCATTCTCCGGGATGAAGTGTTCACAGAACGAAAATTGCGCGTTGATGAGACAGACGATGCAACCTCTTTCACTCTGGACGGTTCAAACTATGATATGCCTCTCCGCAGCAGTGAAGATGGATATTACAATTTCGCCATATTCCACAACCTTAGCACAGGGCATAAGTCATACATAACTGATTACGACGGTGCGACAAAGACGGTGACCCTTGCGAGTACCGACATTTCAGGCGCAGCGACAAAAGGAAATTTTGTTTTCATTTCAAACATTCAGGGGCACAACAGGATTGATACGGCAAGTTTCGACGCGGTTGGCAACACCACGAACGGGAGCCGGAAGGATTACGAAGCCGCGGCGAGCATAAAAAATGTTACGAATGCTTTCGACGTGATTGATGAGATTTGTAGGAACTTTCTGCTTATGCTCACAAACAACGCGGGCAAATACAAGCTCTTTTCAATCGAGAAAAAGGCAACAGCGGACGCAACATGGACGAACCCTTTGAAAGACTTGCGGACAGGCACACCGATGGTTTCCGGGTATCTTTCGCCATTGCAGAATGTATATAGCAAATTCAATTTCCGGCACTCGTTCAATTACCATAAGAATGATTTCACCCGGGTGATGAATTGCGACCGCTCCGGGGATAACGGCGGGCTCGGCGTAACTTACACAACACTTTGCGCGACGGCTGAAACAAACTACCGTATTGCGTCAAGGACAATGGAGGCGGAATTTCCGTTCATCAACGACGGTCTTCCAAACACTTCCTCAACCATGAAGGAAATGGCAAAGAAGTATATCACATTTTACACAAAGCGCCGGTGGTTCGTGGATTGGGCAGGGGACTTCAAGAACTATTGTGCCTACGAAGTCGGGGATCAAATTAAGTTGAATTACCCCGGGCATATTCCATCGGCGCTTAACAACTCGGCTTTTTTCGTGATAACGGCAAAAAATTACGACAGCGTGAACGGTGTTCCGTTCATAAGATTTTCACTAATGGAAACAGAATAGAGGTTCAAAATGGCTT